GGAGTTGGAGAAGTTGCTGGGGTTGGATACGCTGGGCGACGAACAAAACGGCGAGGTGGTTGAGGACGAGATCCCCGAGCCGCCGGTCGATCCGATCACGAAGCCGGGCGACCTTTGGCTGTTGGGCCAGCATCGTTTGCTGTGTGGGGATTCGACGAAGGCGGAGGACGTGGCAAGACTTGTAGATGGCAATTCTGCGGAATGCTTGTTTTATGATCCGCCGTGGGACATAGACGTACCGGCTGCATCGGCGTTTAGCAGCGTGCTGTGTTTTGGTGATGGCGGCTGTATAGGAAAGATGATGCAATTGTTTGGAACTCCTGCATGGGTGTTCGCGTGGGATTGCGTCACATCATGGTACACAAAAAGCAGGCCACTGCGCAGAATGAAAATGTGCGCATGGTTCGGCACGCTGCAATCCTACAACTTTGACGGCGCACATTACGGAGAGCCAGCAGAGCAAAAAACTGTCACAAACACGAGAGGCACCTACGAATACGTTCCAGACAGCCGTGGCAAACACCTTTCCGACGTATTTGTGTGTCCGATAACGAAGCTACATGCAGATGGAATACACAGTCATGCGAAGCCATTAGACTGGGTCAGAATGTTAATAGGGAATTGCAGCCACTCCGATATTTACGATCCTTTCTGCGGCTCCGGCACCACGCTAATCGCCGCCGAACAACTGGGCCGCAAGTGCTACGGCATGGAGATCAGCCCGCAGTATTGCGACGTGATTGTGAAACGCTGGGAAACGCTGACGGGCAAAACCGCGACATTGGAGGCACAACATGACCGAAACCACACTGCTGACTGATCCGGCACACACCCGCGGGGATCTGCGGCAGATGGAATCCGCAATCCGCAAGGGCTGGCAAATTCCGGATGCCCTGTTTGAGCGGGCTGGAATCGTGATCGGGCAAATTCTGAGCAAGGGCACCAACCGGGAGAAGGTGGCAGCCGCGCGTGTTCTGATAGCCATGAACGAACAGAACAATCCGACGCCGGTTGTCGTGGCACACCAGCACCTGCACGTTGCAGCACAGGCACCAGTGGAGACGGATCTTGAGCAGAAACGACGCGACCTATCTGGCCGAATTGCTCGCCTCGGCTGAGACGCCGGAGGATCTGGCGGCTATTGAGCAGCTGCTGGCAGAGCAGGAAGCACGAACGGCAGCGGTCGGCAAATGGCGGGCGCGTACGTTGGCGGAAGTCGCGCAGTTTTTTGGGCTGGCAGTTCAGACTGTGAAGCAGTGGCGAACGGAATCGCCACCAATGCCCGGAGGTGACGGCGGATATGATCTAAGCGAGGTTGTGCGGTGGCGTTTGGCAAAGCTCCAGAACAGCGGGGCGATGGACGCAAAGCGGCAGGCGGAGGTTGAGGCGATCAGGCTGGTGAACGAACGCCGGACGATGGAGAACGCACAGAAGCGGGGGCTGTTGATCGAGCTGGAGGAAGTTGAGCGGGATATGTCGCTGCTGTGGTCACGATTGGCAGCACGATTGCAAGGAATCGGTGAGCGAGTTGCAGGGCTTGTGCCCCAAGAAATCAAGGCCACGACAAAAGAGCGAGTGGAACAGGAAATCCGGGTGATTCAAAAGGAGTTTACTGACGGGTTGGGGGACCTCATTGATGGCTAGATTGTGCGTAGAAGTCTGCCGGGAGATGATGCGACCGCGGGTAATTGAGTCCGCGGCAGACTGGCTGCGCACGAGCTTCTACGACATTCAGGGCCGGGCGTTCGATGAAACGATGGTGCCGTGGGTGACAGCCCCACAGGGACCGTGTTGGGCATACGATCAGGTGCAGTTTCGAGCGATCTGGCTACAGTGGGCAGCCCGTATGTTCAAGACGAATTTCGGGTTGGCAATGCTGATGCGTGGCATGGACCTGCGCCCCGAAGAAACAATGTTTGCGACACCGGACGAAACCAACTGTAAGGGCGTGTTTGGGCGGTTCTGGCGTATGCTGGAGAACTGCCCGCGGCTGCGGGATCAGGTGCCGATTCAGCAGCGACAGAGCAAGACGCGCATTCAGTTGCGGCGGTCAGTGTGTCATGGTGCATGGCCGCGGGGCAAAAGCCGCTTGGCGGACAAGTCAATTCGAGTCGGGCACGGCAACGAAATCGACAAATGGGTGCAGGAATCAACCAGCACTGAAGGCGATCCGCTGGAGCGTTTCCGCAAACGCGGTGCGGAATTCCCGGATCGGAAGTTTGTGCTCGAATCAACGCCTTCAGTTAAAGGCAAGTCGGCTGTGGAATCGGGGCTATTGCAGTCCACGAATCACCGCTATCACGTCCCCTGTCCGCACTGTCACAAATTCCAGACGGTGGAATTCGGAGACGGCAAAGCACCGGGCGGCATATTCTTTGACCGCCTGCCGTCTGGTCAGTCTGATGCAGATCTCGCACGCAAGACTGCCCACTATGTCTGCCGGTGGTGTGAGGGCCGCATCGACGACATGCAGAGGCCGTGGATGATGATGCGTGGCGTCTGGGTCCCCGCCGGTTGTGAGGTCGACCATGAGCGGGCAATGGACGCACGCGATTTGCCACCGGATGATGCGTCGTGGTTGCGTGGTGAGCCGCTGCGGTGGGGGTCCGATTACGGCTGTCAAATCAGCGTGTTTTATGCTTTGTTCCACGGCTGGGGGCAAATTGCGGCGGATTTCGTGCAAAAGTGCAAAAACCCGACGAAATTGAGGCAGTGGGTGAACGAGGACAAGGGCGAAACGTGGGAGGCAAAGCGGACAAAAACGACGCCGGAACGGATCGGCCAGCGGCTGAAAACTGAGATTCCCCGCGGTGTTGTCCCGGATTGGGGCCGATTGGTGACAGTCACAATCGACCAGCAGGCCGCAGAGGGCGGATTTCGGCTGTATGTTGTCTTGGCACATGGCAATGACTGGCGGGCGCACGTGGTCGACTACGGACTCACGCAGACGCTGGAGGAAGTCTGGCAGCAGGCAGTGACTCGGACGTATCAGCACGCAGACGGAGGCAACGACATCACGGTGCACGCAGTTGCGGCTGACTCGGGCTGGGCAACCAAACAAACTTATGACTGGTGCAACCTTCATGCTGGGGCTGTACCGTGCAAGGGTGCCAACCATGACCTTGGAGGCAAGCCGCACAAGCTGAATGCGGTCGAAACTGGAGACCATGCGGGGCAAATGCTGCTGACGGTCGCAACGGACTACTGGGAAACGGACCTGCAGGCACGACTGGACGACCGCGAGCCAAGCAATGCAGAGGCATTGACGCTGTGCGCGGGGGCCGATCGGGACATGGAATTTCTTGAGCAGCTCTGCAACGCCACGATCAGCGATCGAGTGGACAACCGAGGCAACGCAAAATTGCTGTGGGTGAAGCGAGATGAAGGCGTTCCGAATGACTTTCGGGACGCACTGCGGTATGGTTTGGCGTTGGCATTGTGTTATGCCGAGGAACACGGTGGTTTTCCCGGACGCAGTGAGGTCAGGACAAAAAGGGCGGTGCTGAATGCAGGCGAGAGACGACCGGACGGCAGGAGTTGGCATGAGTAAGCACCGCAAATCACAACAGCCTTCGCCAAAGCCGCGGCAGGAGCCAGCAGCACCTGCTGAGCGTGAGATCGAGGCATACCGACGTTGTCCGGTCTGCTGGAACGGACGCGGCGGGTATGGTGTGGCCTATTCGACGCAGGGCAGCGTACGCTACTACAAGTGCTGCAAGTCGCGCAACGCTGACGGGCTGGGGCCGTGCGGGCATACCTGGTCTGTTCGTGTTGTGTTGTCGTCGGTGGTGGTCGAGTCACGGCAGATATTTCTGGACGGCCAACGCTGATTGGTAGTGTTGGTAGTGCGGTGGTGGTGCAAAATGCCGGACACTGCACACCATGACGGACGCCAACGACCTACTGGCCGCCACCAACGCGGCAATCCTGAACTGCCTGACCGCACAGAGCTATTCTGTCGCCGGTCGCGCTAAGGCCATGGCGCAGCTCAAGGACCTTCAGGCATTCCGTCAGCAGTTAATGGACGAGATCAGCAACGGCAGCACCAGTTCCGGCGGCATGGCAACGCTCCTGAGTATGCAGGAGGCGACCATATGAACGCACTGGATCGGCTGATTTCGTATCTGTCGCCTTCGCTCGCACTTCAGCGGATGGCTGCGCGTGCATCGCTTCAGCAGATTGCACAACTGACCGGCACGCCACGCGGTCCATACACAGCCGCAAACGTGACGCGATTGAATGCGTTGGCGCAGCCAGTCACGAAGGAAAACCAAGTTTCCGGCAGCCGGGTTGATTCGCTGCGGTCGCAGTCGTGGGATCTGTTTCGCGACAATCCATCAGCCCGCAAGATCGTGCGAACGATCGTGTCAAAAGTGGTCGGTGCGCGGGGCATGATGCCGGAATCACTGGCAATGAACGCCGACGGTACGCCAAACGTTGCGTTCCGAGAGAAGGCACAGGAACTGTGGCAGCGAATCCAGAGCGGTTTTGATTCACGAGGATTGCCCGGACGCGGTGGTTCAACGTTCGCACAGCTTCAGAAATTGGCACTCCGCGCCACAATTCTCAGCGGTGACACGCTGTATCGGTTGGTCCCAATTGACGAGGCCAAACGCCGACGGCATGACCTGCCAATTCCGATGACGTTGCAGATGATCGACGCCTGCAGACTGGCCGACGAATCCGAGATTGTTCGCACTGAGATTCCGGAAGGCCACAGCATCTATCGCGGGATTGAGTTGAACGCCGACGGTGAACGTGTGGCGTATCATGTCCGCATTCAACCGGCATGGGCGTCCGCAAATCAGGTGGGCAACGTCCGACGTTTCACTGTGGATCAGATTGGGCATTTGTTTTGCGAAGAGGACATCGACCAACTGCGGGGCATTCCGTGGTTCGCTGCAGCGTTGGTCAAGACACGCAACACTGAAGATCTGGACTACAACGTTCTGAAGGCAACGGCGATGGCCGCGTGCATCGTAGGGACGTACAGCAAGCCGACTGGAGCCGCACGGGTTGGTTTGGCCGCTGGTGTCACTCCGGTCACATCGTCGATTGACGGGTCAGACCTGACGGACGCAGACGGAAACACGGTCACAAAGATTCAGCCGGGGATGATGCTGAATGTGGGAAAGGACGGCAAGTTTGAACTGTTGTCACCCAGTCAGCCAAACATGAACCCCGAAGGATTTGTGCAGCACCTGCAGAGGCAGACAGCCAGCGCATTCCCCGGTGTGAAGTCCTCCACGCTGACCGGCGACTATCGCAACAGTTCGTTTAGTTCTGAGCGATCGGCGGACAACGACGCATGGCCGGAATTGCATGATGTTCAAGAGTGGTTCGCATCGTCATTCTGTCAGCCAATTTACGAGGCGGTGATTCGTGCCGGCATCTTGTCGAATTTTTTTGACGGCATTGTGTCAGCAGCAGAATTCCAAGCCGAGCCGGGCCGCTATTCGGTGGCGAAATGGCAGGGTCCGATTGCCCTGTCCATCAATCCAAAAGACGATGCAGAGGCAGCAGCGGCACGAATCCACGCAGGACTGAGCAGTCTGCAGATGGAGGCGGCAAAAGTGAACACAAACTGGCGGGACGTGCTGAACGACACTGCCGAATTGTACGCAATTGCAGAGGCCAAAGGCATCCCGCCGGAGGTCGTGAACAACATTCTGGGCGTGGATACCGCCGATCAGATTGCCGTTGCACAGGCGAACGCAGACGCAGCAGCACCAGCAGAACCACGCAGCGCGAAACACGAGGTGAAACATGTCACGACGGTCTGAGGCATTGGCAGGGTCAATGCAGAATCCGGGCTTTCGTTCGCTCGACGTGCGTGCGAAAACCTTCAGCGAAGATGGCCGCAGTGTTGAAGCCGTTATCAGCACCGAAACGCCGGTATTGATGCCGGATTGGTCACGGATGGAGATGGTTTCGGAAGTGCTGTTGAGTAAAGGGGCAGAGTTCCCGAAGTCCCGACAGATCCCGTTTCTGGACAGCCACAACCGCTACAGCGTGAAGGACCAGCTGGGCAGTGCACGGGCCATCACAGTCAACGAATCCGACATCACGGCAACACTGGTGTTCGGCAAGTCCGCGAGCGGTGAGGACGCACTGAGCAGCGTTCGCGATGGTCACATCACTGACGTGTCAGTGGGCTATGAAGTCCTGAAGAAAACATACGTGCCGGACGGCACAACGAAAACGATTGCGGGCCGCGAATTCACGGGGCCTGTAAACGTGGTGACGAAATGGCGACTGCGGGAAGTCTCGTTGACTCCCATCGGAGCAGACGCACAAGCAAAGCTGCGGGGACTCGATCCGGCAGCGATCAGGTTTTCGCAAGATGAGAGGTTTGAGATGAATCCAGAACTTCGCGCTTTGCTGGTCTCACGTGGGATGCCAGCAGAACACACCGATGAGCAGGCGCAGCGGTGGCTGATTGACAACGCCAGCAAGCTCGGCGAACAGAAGCCACAGCCACAGTCACAGCCAGCACCAGAGCCGCAGCGATCTGCAGTCAACGCCGATCAGTTGGCCAGCATGGTGGCAGAAGCCACCCGCAAGGCGATTGCAGAAGCCAACCAGCAGCGAGACGCCTTCGAAGCCGACGTGCGTTCACTTTGCGAACTGGCCGGCCTGCCGTACGAATTCGACAATGCCCGCAAGTGTGCCGACGTGGCTGCCGTTCGCAAGCACTTGCAGGACGCGAAGGCCAGGGCCAGCGAATCGCTGCCATACGGCAACGTGCGAGTTCTCAGCACCGGCATGGACCGCCTGCGCAGCGATCTGCAGTCCACTCTGATTGCCCGTGCTGCTGAGTCTGCACTGGGCGGACACAGCGAGAAGGTGGGCAAGTACGTCACGACCGAACAGCGGAATGCGGCTGCACCGTTCCGTCACGCCACACTGCTGGACATGGCCACAGAGTACGTGCGGGCGCAGGGCATCAATACGCTGGGCCTGACCCGCGAACAGATTGCACAGTGTGCAATGTTTGGTCCGCAGGTTGCCGGGATTCGTGGGCTGCGGACTGACGTTCCGTTGCACACCACAGGCAGCTTTGCCAACCTGACGCTGGATGCGATCAACAAGTCCATGATGATCGGCTATCAGGAAGTCCCGGCAACGTGGCGGGGTCCGATGCGTCAGGGCGAATCGGTCGCCGACTTCAAGACGATTCATCGGCTGCGGTTGGGTGGCATTCCGAATCTGCCGGTGTGGAACGATGCTGCTGATCCGGATCGTGCCAGCATGGCCGACGCACGCGAATTCTACGCGGTCGAATGCCGTTCGTTGGGTGTTGATTTCAGCTATAAGCTGATTGTAAACGATGACATGTCCGCATTGACCCGCGTTCCGCTGGGTCTCGGTGACTCAGCAGCCCGCACCGTCAACGCCGTGGCGTGGTCGCAGATCACCAGCAACGCGGCACTGTCCGACGGCGTGGCTCTGTTCTCGGCTGCAAGCGGAGCACGCAAGCAGAAGAACTTGGAAACGGGGTCCATCACCAACTACACCACAGCGATCAACTTGCTGACCCAGAACATGATGGTGATGCGTGGCGAGAACACGCCGGAAGGCAATCAGGGACCGGATATTTTGTCGCTGATGCCGCGATATATCGCATTCCCCGCAGCCTTGCGTGGAACGCTCCTGCAGTTGCTCAACAGCGAAAGCGATCCGAGCAGCACCAACAGCGGCGTGCGAAACATCAACACCGGGCTGGTGCCGATCATCGAACCCCTGCTGGACGCAGACAGCACCACGGCATGGTACCTGTTTGCCGAGCCGTCACGAATCGACACCGTTGAGGTCACATTCCTGCAGGGTCAGGAAACGCCGCAGGTTCGATCCGTGCTGAGCGAGGAAAAGCTGTCCATGACGTACTACGTGCTGCAGTCGGTTGGGGCGAAGGCTCTGAACCATCGCGGCATTCAGAAACACGCCGGAGCGTGATGAATCCGGTGTGCGTGATTGATGCGGGGGAGTCGCGTGATTCCCCCGCCCTTTTGAGGTCTCTTTTCGTCAATAGCGAAGGAGCACAGTTAAGATGATGACCCGTGGAACAAAGCAGTTTGTGGATCTGTTCGACCGAGCGCAGGTCTTTAGCGCAACGCCGGGAATGAATGGCTGGACCATTGCCGACACCAGCTCAGCCGGCACCCCAACGTATCTGTGCGTCACTGAGGACGGCGGAGCGGCTGCCCTGACGTTGGCCGCAACCAGCGAAGCCGAGAACGTCTGTCTGTTTTTCAATGACGTTCTGCCGTATGACCTGCGGCAGCTGAAGTACGCGAAGTTTGTCGCGAAGGTTGCTGCCGTTGATTCGGTGAGCACGATCGTGTTCGGGCTGGCATCTGCCCGCAACGATACGCCCGACAGCGTGGCGTACAATGCCTGGTTTCGTATCGAAGGATCTGCGAGCACGTCGAGCGTGGTTGTGGAAACCGATGATGCGACAACCGACAACGATGACAAGGCAACCGGCCAGACTCTGGCAGCCGTTTACAAGACCTTCATCATCGACTTCACCAACGGTCTGAAGGACGTGCGCTTTTACATCGAGGGCGAGCGTGTTGCAGGCAGCACCACGTTTGACATGAGCGCAGCCGCGACCGGGCAGAATGTTCAGCCGCTGATTCAGATCCAGAAGGCTTCTGGAACTGGCGTTCCGGCAATCACCGTGGCACTGGTTGAAGTTGCATTCGGCTACGGATACGGTGCCTGATGTCGTTGTCTGACATGATTTCCGCTGACGTGTCTGGCGTGTTCCTCAACAGTGATGATTTCGCTGTTGAGGTCCGCCAGTACGTCAACGGCGAATCGTCAAATCAGAAACGACTGACGGGCATTGTGACGTGGTACGCAACAACAGAAATGGACGACAGAGGCAGAGCGACGAAAAGACGCGGCGAACTGCTCCTGTCGTCCGATGTTGTGGTCACAGTCAGGGACGCATTCCGAATCGGCGAGGATCTTGCACAGGTTGAGGCAATCGACCAAAAGCAGGACGGGGCGGTCATTGTCAGACTCACGCAAACCATCCCGGAGACACGCGGGGCAAAGCCCGTGAGGGCGGCTGACATATGAGCGCATTGAACATTCTCGGATTACTGGACAACACGCGAACCATGCTGGCAGGTCTTGCGGCATGGCAGTCTGTTTGCGGTGTTGCGACTTCAACAGAGGCAGCACAGCGGATCTATCTGGGCGGTGTAGAGGCCACATCAGAGGAGGACACAAGCCCACTGTGCTGGCTGGACGTGAACCCGACAACGTTTGACTGGATGGCAACGAGCCGCGGGCGTGTGACAGTTGAGGCGGTATTTGAGATCAGCGTTCCGGAAACAGAGCGGGTGACGTTCCAAGACGAATATCGATATGCGTGGACGCAGGCCAGTGCGATACTGGCAGGCATCAACGCAGGTGTGAATGGATCGGGTCAGCTGATGTTGCGAACGTTGACCATGCCATTGAGGCCTGGGCTGATCAATCCCGAGGACAACGACGGGCGGCACGATTGGCGGTTCACTTTGGGTCTTGTGGTGGATGTTGTCTGATGCTGAAAATTGAGCTGCAAATTGAGCGGGCAAACCTGACCGCACGATTGCACGCTCGACTGATGCGAACAATCAACAGGGCAGTGGCGGAAAACCACGCAGAAAAACGGGTCCCGAAGCATTTTGAGGAATCAGCCTACGGACGATACAGAGCACGCAAGCGATCTGAAAAATACGTTGCGAGCAAGAAAAAGCGATTCGGCCACAACAGGCCAAACGTGAGAACAGGAACGCTGTACAGGAGTCTGCGAAAAAAGATCACGGCGACACAGTACGGCAGTAAACTGGTGATGACATCGCGGTTAAACAAATTCATACCGCAGGAAGATTTTGAAAAAATGAGTCCCGCAATGCGGGCAAAGTTGTCTGCCAAGAAAAACCGACGATTGGCCAACTGGCAGAAGCGAGAAATTGCAATTATCATCAAGGGTGAAATTGCGGAAGATCGGTCGATGATGGCACGAATGTACAAGAAGGCGGCAAAGACGCCAGAGTATCAACGCAAACGCAAGCGAAGGATTTCCTAATGTCGATTTTCACTCTGGCAGATTTTGTGTTCGGGGCCGCAACGATTCGGCAAATCATGAATGCCGACCATCGGACGAATCAGGAACACCGGAAGGCGATGGTGTCCGGTGGTGCCGTGGTGTCGCAGGTATCGGGCAAAGCCGCGGGCGAGGTGAGCAGCATCACGACAGCGGATCTGGCTGCGGTGCTGGCACTCAACAGCAACGCATTCGTCAACAGTGGTGCGTTTGTCAGCGCGTCAACGATCACGCTGGAACTGAAGCAGCGGACGAACGGCGGGGCATTTGTCAGCGGGTCGAACAACTACTGTCTGACCGGGTCAACCGGTCTGCTGGTGCCGACAACAATTGAGTGTACGCAAGACGCAGACCATGCAACCGCACAGTGTGACTTGCACTGGCTGAGCACAGACGGCACCACAAAAGGCTGCGACGACGGCAGCAGCCAAGCACTGACAGCACAGACCTTCAATGCTGAGTTTGCGTTGGGTCCCGCGTACATCAACGGGACATTGATTGCAGGTGTGCAGGGCGTGCGAATCATCCCCGGAATTGAGGTCACGAAACCGCCATTGGGATCGGGTGCCGTGTGGCCAACACAGGCCAGCATCAAGGCTGTCATGCCGACAATCGAAATCACTGTAAACAGGTTCGCAGCGATTGCCAGCACCGTCGGCGACTGGACGGCGATGACATCGGCAAACATCTACTTGCGACGCAGGGCAGACAGCGGCATCTACTCCTCGTCAACGGACAACGTGCGATTCACCTTCGCTGCCGGATTGACGGACACAAACAACGTCAGCATCAGCAACAACGACGACGGTTCGGCAACCATCACGCTACACGGCAAAGTTCTGACCAGCAGCGTGAGCGTATCAATTCCATGAGGGGCGTTCCGTGCATTTCATGCTTCACATCCCGAACGGATCACCAGCAACGCTGGAGACGACAACAAAAATCTGCGGTCTGTCGTCGCTGCTGACTGGTCACGATGTTCTGCCAAGCATGCCCGGACCGTATGGCGGAACAGGCGTGCAAATTGGCTGGCCGTCACCAACACAGCCGCGATTCCACTACGAGCCAGAACAACAGGACTGGGTGCCGTCAGTCCTGAAGGACGAACACGGCAAGTCGCGGTATTGGGTGGGATTCTGGAAGTCGCAACCGCCAAAAGAAAACGAACTGCGACGGCATTACACGCAGTCCGGTCCGCTGGTGGAATTTGGCAGCCAGCGGTGGAAACTGCCAACACCCACAACGATTGACGCGCGGGCAGTGTACGCTGATGATGGCAGTATGCGGTGGGAGGTCGTTCGCCAGTTTTCGTGGGTCTGCGATGAAGCCGAGCAACTGCGGCAGACATATCTGGAGGAATTCGGGCTGCGGTCAATCGTCTTCCGAAATGAACCGTCAGCACAGATCAGCTGGCTGCTGAAGCTGCTGCAGATCAATTACCGGATCACGGCGGAGGTGGCTGTGTATCTGGATTTGTGGGTCGGCAAAGATAAGATTCTGGACTTGTTTCTGACAACTCTCGGACTGTCGCGGGTGCAGGATGGCTGACGAACGCATCGAGGTCGAATGGATTGCCACAGCGAACAAGATGGTCCAGGTATTGGACCGTCTTGAAGGCAAGTTCGACCGGCAAGAAAAGCAGCTGGAAAAGGTCGCAAAGACCAGCGAGAAAGCAGCCGATGCGGCGGCAGGTTCCTACAACGCACTTGAGCAGGAATTGAAGCAGGCTGAAGCCGCGCTAAAAAAGTTGACTGTCGGCACGGAAGAGTTCGCCGCGCAAAAGAAAAAAGTGGATGGAATGCGGGCCGCAATGGCTGGCATGAAAACCGAAATCACTACAGCGGGACAGGCGACATCTGGCGTATTGTCGCAGGGCATCGGCAAGCTGTCGCAGTTGGTGGCCGGCATGGTCACGTTTCAGGCGGCAGTGACTGCGATCGTCGCGGAGTTGGAGAAGGGCCAACGACTGCGGATGGAAGGCGCGGCGAGCACGCGGACGTTTGAGCAGTCAGTGGCCGAAATGGCGATCAATATCGGGGCGGGGAATGTGCCGAAGGCCCGTGAAATGATTCTGCAGAATGCGGAGTCATTGGGGGTCACGCCTTCAGGTCTGGCACAGTTGTTTTCGTCTGCCATTTCGGGCGGTGCTGCGGATCTGGATGAGGCGTTGAAGCTGTCAGCCGCGACACTGAAATTGACAGCGGGCGACGTGACGAAAGCGCAGCCGATCATGTCCGGCATGTTGTCGCTGGCAGGAGCCACAGGACAACGCGATTTCACAGCCGCACTGGGTCAGTTGTCGCAATTCCAGGCGGCTGCACGCGGTGAGGATCTGGCCACGTCCATTAACAACATGAGCACCGCAATTGCAGCAGCCAACACTCGCGGCGAACGCATCGCGGCATTGGGCGCAGAGCGAACGCTGGAAATGTCCTCCACCATATCGCAACTGTTGCAGGACCCGCGAATGGCGGTGACTGGAACAGCGATGCGGCAATTGGTCACGCGAATGGACGCCTTCGTTGCCGGAACCAACGTCAAGTTGGATGACGGCAGCATCAGCAAGATCACGAAGGAGCAGGCCGACGCATTCAACGCGCTCAACACGCTGGATGACCGCATCGCGGCAATGCGAGCACAGCCGGAACTGGGCAGGCAGTTCCTTAGCACGATTGAGCAGAGCGAAGGCAAGGTGGCGATCCGTCAATTGGTGTTGGGCGGAAAGGCTGTCGAGGATCTGGAAGCACGGGCGAAAGGACTGGTGACGGGACTGGAAGGCGGACAGACGGAATTCGCCAGACTGTCAGAAGAGATTGCAAAAAACACCACGCTGACACGAGCCGCGAACGTGGCAGCAGCACAGCAGGAAGTGGCACGCATTCAGGACCCAGTCGGAGCAATCGAAGGGCAAATGCTCGAACGATTCAATCAGGCGATGACCAACGCAAACCTGAGCGGTCTGGACGTAATCCGGCAGGCAGAGGCCAGCACGGCTATTGCAGTCGCACAAAGCACGGGCGAGGCATTGGGGCCGGTTCTGATTGAGGGCCTGACCAACATGCAACGGCAGACACGAACGCCGATCATGGGCATACCGCTGGGCGGGGAAGTGGCACCGCGGGACCGTCAGCAGTTGCAGGACGCGATTGACGCGATCCGCCAATTGGCAGCCGAGCAAGCAAACCTGCAACGGCAACCCGTCAAAGTTGTGGCACCGCCAGCACGTCCGAAGGAAGCACCTTTGCCAGCGGAGTTTGCCCCATGACAATTGCCATGACCACAATGACAACCGGCGCAAACCTGCACGGCACAATCAACCCAACGTCATGGGAACTGATGGAAAGCATCCAGCGATTTTTTGGCGTGACGGGTGAGTACCATTTGCTCGGCAGATTGAGCGGGCGGAATCTGAGTGCATGGATGCAGTTTCGCGGATACAGTTCGCAGAACGGTTTGCTGTCAGCGGTGACAACGCTGAACAATCAGGTGGGCGAATCGGGCACAGTGACGTACACTGTGGGCACAGACACAAGCACCTTCACGGGGTGTATTTTCATGGGGTTTGAGCCTGAGGAAGATCCGTGGGTGGATGCGTCCGGCGTGAATGGTTGGCAAATCAAAGGGAGACTAAAATGGCGACAGATCAAGGGGTGAGCGGTGCAGTCGTGGACGTGGACAAATCATTTGATCCGGCAAGCGGCTTGACGCTGGACGAACACCGCCAGGTTGAGTTTGCAAAGTTGCAGCAACCGGGCTTCGGCTTGCTGCCAGTTCCATCGGACAACCCACAGCAGGCTGAATGATGCCAACGACAGACGTTCTGAATACTGCGGGCAGTCTGGCCTATCAATATCCCGAGATGAAAGTTTATATTGGGAGTGGTGACGCTGCGCCGCCAGACAGCAGCCCGACAGTGTTCAGCAACGTCTATTGTTCGCGCGTGGTGCAGTCCGCATCAGGCAGCCGATTGGATTACGCTGAGTTGACGTGGGCCCTGACAAACCACCTGATCAACAGGACGCAACCCGCAAACTTTGCCCGCATGATTGACGTGCGGCTGCCAGTCAGCCCGACGGAATTGAAACTGCACCGCGGGGATTATGTCCGCGAGTCGATGCGACTGGACCCGACAGAGGAATCACTGACGGCACAAAGTCAGATGAGGCCGTATCATTTCGGAGAACCTGCCACGGCTTACAACGTGTGGCATGAGCCACTGGATGACGTGGAGCAGATTCAGGACGACATTGTTTTCAATCCGACCGTGGACGGACAGACGCGATTTAATCGCAGCAGCGAGTCGGTCGAATCACCGATGGGACCGATTGACCTGAACACGATCTATCTGTGGGCACATCCGGAACTTGCCGACGCCACATATTCGCAGGCGTACAATGACCAGACGCGCAGTGAATGGAACATGCAGGAGGCGGTGAAGTCGCTGTGCTATCTGCTGAATCCATATCAGGATTTCATTTACAACCCAAGCAACAGCGAACTGGCAGCGATTTTCACATCGCCAACGATCCCAATTCGGGACATCCGGATTCCGTTGGGCACACATCTGCCGCAGGCACTGGACGCATTGCTGATTCCGCATGGGTTCAACTGGTATCTGAACTACACGACAGCCACGAAACCGACCATCAAGCTGTTTAAGATTGGTTCAGGCACACAGAAAACATTGAAGTTGCAAATGCCCGGCGGCGTGTTGAATTTGACGCTGAGCAACGTGAACAAGCTGAGCATCGACAGCAACATTGCAGACAGCTTCAATCAGGTCACAGTGCTGGGCGATTACAAACGTTACGAAGTCACGTTGCCACTTCATGCGGCGTGGAGTTCTGCAGTCGATGCGTACGAACCGTATCGCTTGGCACAGGATGGGCCGGACTACGAAGAGAATCAATCGGCGTGGCGATTATGGATAGCCAACGAAGCGGGCGATTTGGACACGACGGTGTCACGATTCGGGCAACTGCCCGAGGTGCCCGATTTCTGGAACACAGCGTTTGCGTGGTTCACGCCGCATCGTCGAGTGATGGAAGATCCGATTACGATGATTCCGTCAGATCCCGCCAGCACCAGCGGGCCGACTGACAACCGACTGCAACGCATTCCAATTCTTCTGGAGTATTCCATTGACGGCGGAATCAACTGGAAGCCGGCAGAGGATGGGTGGTCCTACAAAGTCTGTCCGGATCAGATTGGCGTGTATTTCGATGGCCACGACATCCCTGTGGAATTGCACGAGGCTGGCAACAATCACAGATTGCGATTGACGGGCACAATCGCCAGCGATGAAAGACTGAAACACACCGCCTTCAAGTCGGCGACAAACGCCGTGAATGGGCGTGTGTTCGAGAAGGTCTTTATTGCTGGCGACAAGTTTCAGTGGGCGGAACGCAAGTCGGGCACGTTTGGATCACGATTTGCAGCCACCGATTATCCAGCAGATGAGCGTGATGATTCTGACGCAATCCAGAGCTACGCAGAAAAACTCCGGGACCAAAATCAGTTTGCCGATTTGTCCTGTGAGTTTCGGTTGCCCGGATGGCATGACGAATACAAGATTGGGGATCTGCTGACGGAGGTGGACGGTCGCGAGTTGTCGTTGAATGCAGCCCCGAGCGGAAGCACGGTGCAGCGTTATGTGCAGATTGTCGAGCGGCGTTTTGAGATGGGTTCCGGCGGGCCGGAAACGGTGTTGATTGTGGACCGCGGGGTGGCGCAATGAAGAGCCGCAGACAGTTTCGGGCGCTCAAAAGCGGAAGCGTGCGACGGTATCAGGCACTGCTGGACGGGGACCTGCTGGCTGCCGTTGATACATTTACGGACCCGAGCACAGCAACGGCACGAATCATCAGGCGAAAGTCTGATGGTGATTTGGAAGTGACATCCACGAGCGTCACCGTCGTGAACCGTTTCGAAAACATCTCGATCGACGCTGACACGTACATCCGGATCGAATGGATTGACGGCGAATGGCAACCTTACGCAGCAGACTGCGGGCCGCAATCGGAGTCGTTTTCGTTTGGTTCTGCGAGTGCGTCAGCGGGCGGGCCTTCGGCGAGTGCTGAGACCGGAGGGCCGTGACATGCTGATCGGGTGCGGGTGTCAGTGTCTGGACCAAGTGAGCGAATCCATCGTGGCGTCAGAGCCTTCTGTTGATACGCCGTCGAGTCTGGCAGCGTCGAACAGTTCAGCATCGGTGGACGTTCCACCGCAGTATTGCGGGGCGTGTATCAATTTCCCGACGCGGTGGCGCGTGAACATCCCGCATTCGCTCTTCACGTTCAACGCTGGCATCGTCCCCCCGCCGCTGGGCTATCCGTCATTTCGCAATTGTACGCTGACCAGTCCGGCGAAGGGTTATTTGCTGAGGGCATACACGGGGCCAGTTGTTCGCAATGTGGTCAACGCGATTCATTGCCAGAGTTGGGCAAGCGCGGAAAAGCGAATCAACGTCAGCGCGTACAACTGCGATCTGGCAGCACCGTGCGCGAACGACCCGCTTAACAGGCCGCGAGTGCAACTGGAGGCGTGGAGCATAGACGACGGCCAGCCAGGGTTCACAACGTTTTTTGCGCTATACTATGCATGGTCGTATTGCGTCAGTGCACCGGGTTCAACAATCACTCAGCACAATTATTTTGCCTACCGCTGGAGTTGGTTGGTGCATCGCGACACGCCACCGCTGTACGTTTCATGCGTCAGACGGTTTTTCGCAGGCGACACCGTAGCGCAAACCAACTGGCCTAATCTGTTTTGGGATATGCCGTATCTGTTCGCGTCACCGCCACCGCCTACGCTGGAGGTGATTCCCGCATGAGCCGGTGCAGGTGGCAAGGGCAGACGGTCGGCGATTTTATTGAGTGTGGCAACAGTCAGGACATGCTGCACAATGGACGGCTGCCGGTTTTGTTCTGTGCGACTGAATGCCCGTATCGACAGAACGCGGATTACCTGAGCGATTCGGCACGACTGGCTGCGGCGACATCTCAACCCTACCGCCCTGCCCCGCGTTCCTGCGGCACCTGCGGCACCGTCAAACGCCGAACATCAGCGACCCAGTTCGTTTGGCCGTACTGGCACGGTGGCGCTTCCGGCGACGAACTACGCTGGAGCGTGCGCAGCGTGGAGCGATTCTTTGACGGGCCCGTGAAAACCACAATCGTCGGAGATCGTCCCCCGTGGTACCGTGGGCACGTCATTGAGCAGCCCCGCATTGGGCCGTGCGCCAACCGCGGATTCCGAGACATGCTGAGCAAAATGAAAACCATGTCCAGCCACCCCGAGATTGACAGCGAATTCGTCTGGATGATGGACGACGTTTACCTGATCAAAGAGACCTCATGGGATGAGCTGGACACACCGCGAGCCTACCCGTGGACGCGCGACAACAGCAACCAATGGCAGCGGCGCAAATGGCAGTCGATGGAAGCACTGCGGGCCAGAGGCAGACCGCAGCACGACTACGCAACACACCTGCCGCATACCGTCGAGCGTGGCAAGTTGGCGACGCTGTTCACTGAGTTTGATTTGGACAATCAGACGCTGTTGTGGGAAGTCCTTTACGGCAACACCTATCGTGGCAGACCCTACGGGACACGGGGATTCTTTGCGCGGATTCAGCAACGGCACAGCATCGAGGAACTGACACGACTGACGGCAGGTTGTCACGTGCTGAATCACCTGCAACAATGCTGGACGCCGGAGATGCGGCAGTTTCTCGCCGGGCTGCTGCCCGACCCGGCATCCAGCGAAACAACGGACAGCGGATACACTCCAGCCTTCCGCAAGGTTGGCAGACCGCAGCCGCGGAAGGTCAAGCGGCGACCGCGGCATACACACAGGGCGGTTATTGAGGGGGCCAAACGTTGACACCACACATCCTAATCATCCAGAGCGTTTACACTGACCCCGAGCTATCGCGGAGGCGTCTGGCAATCACGCGCACAACCTGCGTCCCGTCATTGGCTGCACAGACGCGCAAGCCCGTGGTCCACCTCACCCAACATCCCGACGATCCGCACGCAGCCGAACGGCTGGAGCTGATCCGTGGGACGGGCTGCGAGGTGGTCCCAGTCTGGCGGGATCAGTGGCGGCTGTACGGCGAGGACTACGCACTGCCGGAGGGGCGCAAGGTTGTCTCCAGAATGGATGACGATGATTGTTTGTGCATGGAATTCTGCGAGCTGACATTCGCGGCTGCCCCACCATTCGGCGAAGTCGCGTTGCTGTGGCCGAACGGCATCGTCTACTATCGATCGGGCGCGTACGCATGGAGCCACCGGGGGAATCAATTTGTTTCGCTGGTGACGGACGGAAACAAAAGCCCGCACGATCAGAAACACCATTTATTCGCGGAGCAGTGGCACTATCGAGTCGTGAGCGAGAAACCCGGCTGGATCTGGATTCGTCATGGCGACGCTGTCACCCCGACGCTGGGACGGTACAGGCGGAAGCGACTGCCCCGAATACCCAGCGAGCGAATCCCCATCAACCTGCGAGCGGTCGACAGGGCGATTGCCGAAAGCGGTCCGAGTGCGCCAGACTACCAGACCCACCGCAGCAGACCTGCTGCAGGCGTTCTGACGCTGTCGCAGGCACTGTTGCATGAGGGCAGCGACAAAACCACCGTGCACAATTACGGGGCCTTCTATGACGGCATCGTGGAGACGCTGAGGCCGTCCAGGGTGCTGGAGGTCGGAGTGTTCCGCGGGGCGTCTCTGCGAGCATGGCGGCATGTGGGCTATCCCGTTGAGGCAATCGGAGTGGACAGGAACCCCGTCCCGGATCTGCCGGTGATCGTCGCGACTGCGCCCGATTTCGGGCCGGTCCTGCAGGCATTACAGGGCCAGCAATTCGACCTGATCATCGACGACGGATCACACCAGCTGGCACACCAGCAGGCCGCGGTGGAGCAACTGTGGCCGCTGCTGAGGCCGGGAGGGGTGTTTGTCGTGGAAGATATTCAATCGGAGCTGGACGGCTACGAATTCGCGAGGGAGGGCGGATGGACGTTCGAGGATTACCGGGAGTCCGGCAGGTATGATGACCTGATAGCATGGCGGACGAAGTGAGACTTCCGAAACCCCGCGAAAACGCGGGGTTT